ATATTCGCAAGAGTAAGTCAATTCCTTGAACTTCTCGCCTTCTATCTCAAAGCACTCGTCTTCTTTCAATTCGACGACGTACTCCCTCGTATAGAGGAAAGGCGCAGGACAAAGCTTACACTCCTGGTCGAAACAATGCCCGTGAACGCTAGATGACGCCACTAACATGACATCTTCGTCGCGCAGAAGGAACTCATCCAGCTGATCTTGCGCTAACTTCGCTTCTATCAATGCTGGTGCTCCCACGGGTAAACCCGGACCCACTCCGTGTATGGCAGCAAGCTGCCTTATCGTCACATATGCTGCCGTGCTGCCTTGGTTCCTCACTATTACCTCTGGTTTGACCAAAAGAGTTGTGTCACACGGTATTACTTTACCTATGATTTCTTCCAACTCTATTATGCGGTCTCCGAATGGCACAAAGTTCGCAAGACCTTTGTCTTTCAAACAGGCCGCGATTTTATCTTTGTGCCAAACCATTGGCGTTCCAAAGAACTTCTGCCAGCTAGCAGCAGTTGCCCCATTAGCTTTCATACTCTTTAGCTTAGTAGTGGCAACATAATGTCGATCTTCCACGAAGGTCTTCCCCGGGTTGATGCCATGGTGGTTGTAGAAGAGTGCGAGCGCCTGGCCCAGTTCACCATAAAAAGGGATACCGCCATAATCTCGCGCTATGTCTATGCTCTTCTGGAGTTGTATCTCATGAATACGCTTGCTTCTTTTGCGTTTTTCCCACAAACCCCTAGCGTTGACCACTCTTTTGAACATCCCAACCACCTGTGCATTGGCGGTGAAATAGAGCTTTGGCAAGGCTCTATTAAATTCGGGCACTGCGATTAACCTGGTGTCCTTTTCGCCGTCCACCGTGGTTATCTCTGCTAATAGGAAAAATTTTGACAAAATCTGGGCCGACAAGGCCGGACGCTCAGGATCGTAAATCATTTCCTCGCTAACAAAACCGAAAGCAGATTTAACGAACCTAATACAATTCCTCAGAAGAGGATCTGCATCCAAAAACTCCGCGTAGATGGAGTCGTCACTCATTATGCCAATTATCATTTCAGGTTCAACGTTTAATGCTAACTTCACATAGGCAACGGGATCCTCTATGGCCAATTTCAACACCCTCTTCCATGCCCGTTCTACAGTAAGACCATAGGTCACTACGTGGTGGTGTACTAAGACCCCTGCGGTCACGGCCATCGCATGCAGCCAGGTATTGCCTGCACTTGTTAAACCATGACCCGACGGAGCCCCACTCACACACAAGTAAACCAAAAACATCAAACTGCCGTAAAGCGGATGGAAGGCAAAGGCCATGGCGAACAATGCAATTGTTCCACCATTCCATTTCAAATATGCCACCGTTTCCGCAAACCAGCACTGGTGTATCGAGGCGTCAAAAGACACCTCATCACAGCCTGTGATTTTCAGGAATTGCATTGCCCACATCCAAATCGTTGCATGGTCGATCGTATGCGCATCTTTAATCTTATTGCGCTTAACGTCATTCACCTCATGCAACTCAAATTCCAGCTTCTCTTCTGGTGGTGCTATTCCATCCCTAACGTTTTCCGTGTTATACTTCGATTCTCCAACATCGTTGATTATGACCTGTTCCTCTGTATCGGCTATTGTGACTCCACGCTTCTCAGCCAATTCCCTTATGGAACTAATCATCATTTCACCAGTTTCCATCTGATCTTTCCCATAATATATCTTTATATATGACGGGAACAACGATTCCTTGATCTTAGCATCGAGGGCTTTCCAAAAAGCGTACGCTATGAACGCTTGACCCCACTTTACACAGTCCCTGAAGCCCTGAATCACCCGCATCTTAAAACCTGGCTTGGATGCTTCCACCTTACAAAAGGCTTTCACCCGAATTTCCAGGTGTTTCAAGCCAACCAAGCCAAGTTGCAAGAAGTCCCTATAACCCCTAGCAAGAATGCGCCTATACCGCGATGGATAGGATTCATTGTTCAGTATGCTTTCGGGCCTTGGTTCCTTCAACCTGCCCAAAAATGCCTTGTATATTCCTACAGAGCTGAAGATTTGTTGTGGATGCATATTCTCACCGCTTTCCCACTTGGTGCTAGCTTTCTTGCCTCCATGGCGGTACAACCAAGCTCTCCACGCATTATAAGCGTAGTTTGCTGGGTTGCGTGCCATCAGGCGGGTTGCAAGCGAAACAATTTCATTCTTAACATTGCTAACCACGCTACTGAAAAGTTGGCATCCACCAACCATCACACCAAGATAGGCTCCACTTCTCCTCTTCTCTTCTCCCTTCGCAGTCGAGAACAATCTCCATCTATTGCCCTCTGCCCGTGCCACCGCCAAAGTGGCAGCCATGTCGTCAGTGAACTCACGGCCCGCGTCTTCATCGTGCAAAGGCTCATCGTAAGATTCTA